TGTTAAATCTCCTCCACTCTTATTTATTGATTGGGGGATAAATGCAAACTACTTTTCGGCAGGTTCTTTGATGTACTTTACAAGTGAGATGCTATTTGCATTATTGTAAACCAGACTTACTGTGTCCTCTCCTAGCAGGAAAATAATACTCTTCGGAATGGAATAAAATAATGAAATTGCCTGACCCGTAATATGACTACGCTTGAAATATAAGGGGCTTGGATAGAAATAACTCTTCGATAAAGTCAAAACAAATACGCCTGACTTGTCGCTTGCTTCCGTTTCGTACGGTACGAACAGTAGAACCCCTGAAGAAGAACTCTTGACAATCCAAAAAGACTCCAGCAGTTCTTCAATTCCTTCCCCCGATTTCCACACCTTTTTGATGTGTTCACGCTTCTCAGGCTCCAATAGCGTGTTCTTGAAAAATATTCTGAGTTCCTTCGCACGGTCAATAGAATATCGAATAAACATCTTCTGTTCCTCTTCGACTAATTCCATATTCTTTAACAACCATTTAGAAGGGTTCTTGATAAGTTCTTCGCCAACTATGATTTTCAATTCCATTTTCTACAATACTCCTTTCGTTGAAGTTCCGACAACTGTATTTATGGAAAATGTTAAAATTTTAACTTATTTAGGAAGACGATATTGTTGTTTTTTAAATATTTTTTCATCTAATTCAAAATAATCCAATAAATCATCACCATCTATTTGATTATCACCATAATCCCATCCTGTAAGATGTATATTATTTTCGTCATCCAAATACATTTCCATCACGTAAGGTCGATGAACATCATCTTTTTTAAACATATAAAAGAATATACTTCCGTTATCTTTATATTCTTGCCAATAACCATCATCGTCTTCTCTTGCTATACAGAATTTTCCCGAACCATATTGTTGAGAGGCTTCCCAAGAATCTACATAAATAACTATACAGGTTTCATCTTCATATATAACTGCTGAATCGGGATGAATTTTTTTTAAAACATTCCTTTTTTCTTTCTTAGTACTATATTTTTCTACGGCATTGATAAACTCATCATAATCTTTATATTGGTTAATATCTTTTTTTTGTAAATATCTATTAATTTTATTAAATTTATTAATGGCATCTTCAACTATATCCCAAGCAACATCGTAATCATTTGTTCCGGCATAATAATCTTCGACTTCTTCATTTTTACTGATTTTACAAAGAAAATCCAAATATTTTTTTGTAGGTGTGGGGTCTAAACCTTCTAATTCATCGGCCAAATTGCCGTATTTTGCTCTAGCGGAAGTTAGACTTTCAGATAGTATGATAAACTTCATACTATTATTTAGGATTATATAAAAGTTTTCAACTCGTTCAGCGTGTGCAGGTCATATAAAGAAACCACTTTATGAAACTTGAACGACTTGCGAAAGTTATCACCTTCATAAACCGCCATATCCGCAACGTCTTTATGCGGGGTATACACGATTTTCATTTTACGAGCGGCATTTTTATTAAGGTTATAAAATTGCGAAAAAGTCTCATCAGAATCGGGAACCCAAATAATATCGTATTTTTTTCTGAATGGTTCCAATACGGCGTGGTCGTATTTCATATTCATAAGTCCGAACACGCATACGGCATTAAAATTGGCTTGATTCAGCGCAAGTGCCGAAAACCATGATTCCACAACATATAAAGTTGTCCCCTTTGTAGTCGATACTTCATTGGCGAACCCCAAAGCCTGATGAAAGGGAAATCCCTGAACGTGCAGGTATTTCGGCCCCGGCCTGTTATCGTCAATCTTTCGTCCGCTCCAGACCCAAGTGCCGTTGTATTCAAACAAGGTTAAAATATATTGGTCGTGTTCTTCTCCGGGGAAGACAAAATAAAAATACCTGAACCATTCTTTCTTCACACCGCGACTTCCCAAGTATCGTATGGCTTTGGCGAGTGCCTGTTTGTCTTCTTGGGGAAGTTTCTTGTATGCCTTGTCCTCTACTAATACATCGAGCCTTGCTCCGTCAGGATATTCCAGCGACCAATCGGCTTCGATGGCTTTTTGGTCTTGTATCTTGTGTTCTCCGTCTATGAAATCCTTAACTTTTTGAAATCCTATTTCGGATTTCAACTTGTCGTAGTTAATGGTAGAAAGATTTTGAAAGTCGTTAAGAAGTTTGGCGAGCGGCCCTTTGCGACCGCAGTTGTGGCAGTAGAACACGTTGTCTCTGAGACTGTAATAGAACCTACGCTTGCGCGTGTTCTTATGACTGTCTAGGCAGTATGGGCATCGGGCATTGACTTCATCCCTGCTGATAGAGTACCGCGCCTTTTCAAGTGTGCCGTGCTTGGACACTAAAAGTTTCTGGATGAAGTCGAGTATTTCGTTCATGGTATTATCTTTCTTTTCTCTTTTTACTTATTTTTTCTCTTGTTTCTTTTGTGTGTTGTTTTCCAAAAAATCCGTTATTTACTCCTTGTTGGGCTTTGCTCATTTTTATTCTTGTTTCTTCTGTTGGGTGTTTTCCTTTGTGTGAAATGCTCATTTTTATTTTTGTTTCTTCTGTTGGGTGTTTCCCCCATAAAGGATGTTTATTTCCTTTTCGCATATTGCTCATTTTTATTTTTGTTTCTTTTGTGTGTTTTTTCCCCATGTGCGCTTCGGCATTTTTATTTTTTGCTTCTTCTGAGGGGTGTTTATTACTGTTTGCTTTTCCTATTTTTAATTTTGTAGATACATGCATCCTTTTATTTTTATTTCCTCCTGATTCTATATTAAAACCATTAGGGGTTTGAGTTTTTAAAGTTGCTATCCAAAAAACTTCAGGAAAATCTAAATCATCGACAGGCCAATCAAAATGAATCCATTTAAAATTTTCTCTACCGTATTTTTGTAAAGACCGCCGAAGAAGTTTATTATCGCTTGGACGAAGAAATTCTAAATGTTCTTGTTTTCTTTTTTTAAATAATCTAACTGTCTGTCCCACGTATTGTTTTCCATTAATTAGATTGGTCGCTATATATATTGTACCAAGTTCTTGATTCATCTTCAACTCCTTATCCAAGTTTAATGTAGTAGTGAAGTAATTCAAAATGGGATAAGCATTTTGAAAGGGTAGCGAACCTTGTCCTTCACTATTATTTATTATTTTTTTCATTTAGGTAACTAATATTTTTTTAACTTTTTCAAGGATTCTATTTTTTTGTATTTCTTCGATTTTCATACCTAAAATATAATCAGTAATGAATTCTGTTGGGGAATTTAATTGTAATTTGTCGTAACTCACATTTTCCGAAGAGGTAGAAAAATCTTCCTTTTCCACTATCAAATCTTTCGGCTTGAAAGTATTGTTTAAATAAATCTTTAAGTCCACCAATTGTCTCTCGTCCAGAGGAACGTCAACTTTAATATTCGTTTCTGAATTAAGCATTTCTTTCTTTACTGCTTCGTTATCCATATGAATCATCATTAACAATTTTTGCAGTTTGTAATCGTTAAAATGATACAGTCTTAAATCCGTGAATTTTATTTCTTCAGTATCCGTATCAATTAAAACGTAGCCATAGTCTTTACGATTCTTTCCGTTCCAAGTGTACGGATATGGAGAACCGATGTAATGCAGTCTACCTTGACGTGAACGCTGATGAATATGCCCGGAGAAAATATAGGAATTTTCGTTCGTATTCTCTAGGCCTTCCTTGGTCTTGTAGAATTCAGACATTTCCGCGCCTTTGAATTCGAAGTGTCCGAAAATCCATTTGTGATTCTTGGCGAGTTTGTTATATTGCGCTTGCTCTTCGGGAGTTTGCATCCAGCCCACGTAAAGCAGTTCGCCGTCTTCTTGGATGGTTTCGATGAATAAAATATTATTAAATAGGCCTTCGAAAATCCTGTAGTAATTGTAGTCCCTTTTATTATTGTAGTATAAGTCGTGGTTTCCTATTATCATTATTACAGGGATTCCCAATGCATTCAACTTATCCAGTATTTCTCTAGCGTAAACCATCGCTTTAGGGGTTGAATCGCTTCGGTCATGGAAGAAGTCGCCAAGAAATATAATTTTATCTGCTTTGCTTCTTTTGGCTTCTTCGCAAACCAAATCTACTGCTTTCATATCAAGGTCTAAAAAGTAGGTATTACTGTATCTCTTTCCTACGTGTAAATCACCGAAGACTAAAAGTTTCATTCAGGGAACCCATTTCCTTTCGGGAAAAAACAATTTAAAAGTGGAGCCATTTCATCAGGTCGTCCTTTATCAATTTCAACGGGGGCATAAAAATACCTTTCCGATTCACATGCTTCAATGGCTTTTTCCTTGGTCGAAAATACTCCTACAAATTCCCAAGCCTGAGGGTGATAATCCGTGAAGGCCTGACCGACAAGCCAAAGTGTGTCTAAAATTTGTATTCCTTTTTCGGCTTCGGTTATGAGAATTTCTTCTCTTTCAGATTCTGCTTTTTCAAGCGTATTCCTTGTAATATCTAAGGATTCACTTCGGGTTATTTTTTTCATCTTTACTTCCTCTGGTTGATATCATCCAAGATGTCATTTTTTAACTTTTCCGTAACTACTTCTTTAATGGCTAAGTGCCTGTGTTCCTTCTTGATGTATTCGATGTATTTAAACTGAATGATTACCGACAGGTAACAGAATGGATTCTTCTTTGTCCTGTCGAATCCCGGTATGCCTTTGCTGATGGCGTGTAATGTGCCTTCCTGCACCATGTCCTCTTTGAACGGGTAGCCGTAGAAATTCCTGCCGTTGGCAATTTTTCGGGCTATCAGATAAATCAATTCAGTCATGCGGTTCGACACTTTTCCCGTGTCCCAATAAATTTGATACTCTGCTAGAATCTGCGCGTTCGTTACATATGGGGTTCGCTTCATTATAAAACATCCAAGTTCACTTGGAATTCCTTCGTTTGTGTTTTCTGTGAAGTAGATTTTTTCTTCGTTACCAATTCTTCCAGTTTCTTTTTTTCGTCTTCTGATGTGTCTACTATTCTTAGGTTGTCTTTTAACTTTAGATAGATGCGCTTGTTTGTCTTTTTTGAGTCTCTCGTCTTTTCGAAGTTTATTACGAAGAATTTCTGGTCTCCCTCATCAATGATGACTTCAACCATATTTATTAAGGTGTCTAAAATCTGTGGAATGGCGAGAGATTCTGCCACCAATTCCGACCCTTGCTTGTTTTTGCCATATGCTTCATTCTTGACTTGCAGGGCCGTGAAAATAAGGCAACGTTCATCCTTTGCAACGGCTTGCAGTTCTTCGGCTATGTCTTTGCCTCTCATATACATGCTGTCGTCTTTTCTAAGACCGTTCGGGCGCATCAAAGTCAAGTAGTCCACGAGAATGACATCGATGCCTACGTTCTTCATTCTGTAGTTTTCCAGTATCGACCTTATTTGCAGGCACGTCAGGCTTCGGGGTGAGTAACTACGGATGAATAATTTACCGTGCTTCGGAAATT